TATAATTAAATCATTTAAATCAACTTCTTGTATAACTTCCTTTTCACATTTTGAACATTTTGATGGAAATTTATAGATATTGCCTTTTGTAGCTTCTCTAATCTTAATAAATAAGTAATATCTATCTAAAATATACATATTATCAGGATTAAAATCTTCTTCTGTTACGGCTATTTTAAGAAGGGAATCTAAAATTTCTTCTTCTTTTAAAGGATCTGTTTCGTTTTCATAAACCAAAAGTTTTTTGATTGCATTAGTTGACAATCCTTTATATTTAATGGTTTCTCCAGATCCTTTTAATACAGTTTCAAAATCATATACATTTAAATACTTTTTTAAACTAGACATATTATTTTATCACCTTTTTATATTACATCATAATAATGATATGTAAATGTTACACTTAATTGTGCTACATCTTTATTATCTTGAGCAAGATCAATCGACCCAACAGTAGATGGTCAAACATCATGTAACATATATGTAACTATAGCATTTCCTGATCCATTTAACAATTCTAACATTACTTCTCCTTGATAAAGACTTGGTGAACCATGTAAGTTTGTTGCTGGATCATGAATTAATCTTGATCATAATTGCATATTTTTTATTATATCTGCGTCACCATCCACATTAAAAGCACATTCTCATTCAGCATATGTATGTGTTTGAGCATATTTTGCTTCCATTCCTTGTCATGGAATTACAAGAGGTTCTATTACAGATTCCGGCAAAGATGTTGATCTTACTAAATAAGCAGTTTTATTTTCTCCACCCATAATAGGAACAGGTGCAAAATTAAAAACACAATTAAATAGATATCCTCTAGCTAATGAACTAATATTGCTTTTTAAAGCATTTACACTAAATCCTGGCATTATATTTTCTCCTTTTTTTACTTATATTTATATTGAAGATCTATTAACATATTCATGAATTCGTATGTATTTTTTATTTTTCCAGAATCAAGTATACTAATAGCTTCATCATACTTTTTATTATACTATTTATGAAAAAGCAAACTAAACTGATTCAAACAATTCTTCAAAACTCGCGCCAGTTTTTGTTGCTACAAACTGAAGAACAATGAATTCTGCACTTCTAGTTGGTTTAATAAAAATATTGGCTCATAGTTCATTTCTATCAATTCTCTCAGCCGTATTATTTTGTTCATCTATCTGAACATAAAAATCATAAATACCTCTTCTTGATTGGACATCTCTTAAAAATGGTTCAATCATAGCTTTCATTTGTGCCCAGGTATACTTATCGTTTTGCTCAAATAAGAAGTATTTTGAGGCAGTACTAATAGCCTTTTCTAATACCATAAATAATCTTCTTACATTAATTCTGTTAAAAGCAGAAGATTTATCTAAAAGTGTCTTTTGACCTCATACAGTTTTACCTTGTCCAGCGAAACTTACAATTGGATTAATACCACTCATATACATGATATCTCTATTACCTTTTGTTGGATTAAAGGCTAATTTTCTAACACTTGTAACAATAGCTCTATTCAATCCAGCAGGTGCTCATCATGGATCTCTTAAATTATCTGTTCTTGCAAAGATACCTGCCATATAACCACTTGTAGGAACTCAAACATATTCTTTAAGATATTTGTCATAAACATTGAATCAATTACCATATATTGCAGCATAACTTGTATTAACATTAAGACCTGGAGAAGTAATACCCTTTCTTCATTGAGTCATATCTGTTACTTCACTGCCTTTATTATTAACGACATGTGCATATTTTACATCTAGTACACACATTGCATCTAATCTTGATTCACAAATATCAATCAATTTTTCTTTAACTGTTTCAGATTTATCAGAATCGATTAAGATATTAACATCAAGTTCTTCTGCATTTTGATATAACTCATATCCTTCCATAATAACTGCATCTGATATAGAATCACTGCCATTATCAGATCCACCACCAAATTGCTCAAATTCATTTGTTACTCAAGCAGAAGGAACAGTAGCAAGATTTTTCTGAGAATCTAATAAAGCTATTCTAATATAATCAGATCCATCATTAATAGCTGTTTCTGCGAATTTACTTATTCCTTGATCATCAACGGCATTTTCATCTAATGACACATTTCATACTTCAACTGTATCTCAATCTGTAGTTCCTCTTTCCATATGTTGAACAATGATTAAAAAATCATCATCATCATCTAATCTTGAATCTACACCAATAACTGTATTATAAGTATCTTCAGTGCTTAGTCCACCAGATAACATTTGTGTTTGTGTAGTTTTATCAACTAAAACTACTCTTGTATTATTACCTCAATATCCTCTAGATGCTGCTATCATTCAAATGTGGTCTGTTCCCATATCAGTAGCTTCTACTTCATCATGAAAATCATCTGGATCTGTTATGTCTCCATTTAATGTTTCTGAGTTTAAAGTTAAAGCTGTTAATCCGGCAACAAAATTTGTTCAAGCACCATTACTTTCAATTGTTGTGCCTGCAAAAGTAGCACTTGCAGGCATAGTTCTTGTACAATAAAGTTTATTGCCATATTTAAGATATCCCATAGCTGATAACATATCTTTATAACAATCTGCTGTTATAGAATCATCTCCACTATGATCATAAACTCTTTTTCTTGTTTTACCAAACATATTAATTAATTCAGTTTCACTAGTAATTAATGTTTGTTTTAATTCTGGCCCTTTTCAAGTATTTCTTAAAACTATTGCTCCGATTGATGTTGCTACTGCTGGAATTGTAGTAGTCAAATCAATTTCTTTTACATCAACCATTGGTGATAAATACATCGCCATATCTATATTCTCCTTTTTAAATTTTTAATGATTTTAATAGTTGGAAATTAAAAATCAAGTATCTTTAATCATTATTATTTATATTTATATTTATATAAATTAATTTTTATTTTCTTCTTTATAAAACCTATCATATATAAATGTTACTGTTCCTATTAATAAACCTTCTCCTTCTTGGTATGACATTTTAACTTCATCTAATTCTTGAGGAAATATATTTTCGAAAATTATTTTAAACACTATATTATTATAATTATCTAATATTAAAAGATGTGCGTCTGTCATATAATTTTTATCATCTCTTCCTAATACATTTCTGCCATTATAGATACTAAAAATTCAATCAGATAAAACTAATCATGAAGTAAAATTTTCATCTATAATGAATTGTGTTGTTCATTGACCAAATTCTAATCCTCCCATTTCATAATGATTAAGACCACCCTTTCATGGGATTTCTTCAACTCCCAAAGTTAAAGATGGTAAAACTCCATCAATTATATTAAGAGAAAATTGTTTTTGAGTTGTCAGTTCACTTAATTCAGGCATCAATGGAAAAACTATTTGAAATTTAGTTGCGTTTGCTTTTGATAAACTAGTCATAATTAAAACACCATATATTTTGCTAAAATTTCATCATCTTCTTTCGACCCTATAACGAGCAATTCTTCTGCTTGTGATCCTATACCAGAAGGTGCATCAGTAGAATTATTTATATTATTTCATGCTTCATCAGATGTATAAATTTTATTAACAACTTTATGCACAAGATCAATACTAGAAGCAGGTTTAAATAAGTATGTGTTTGCTTTATATTCATGTTGTCAAATAATATTTCTTTGATTTTCTGTTATATCTACATCATTATTAATATTTGCACCTTCAAATAAAACTTTCATATCTCAATCAATATCCAATTCAGATATTTTAACATTAGTATATACAAAAGGATTAAAGAATGGTAATAATTGTTCATTTATTTGATCTTGTTCGTTTTGATATTCAGTTGCAATAGAAACAGTAAATCCTAGATTATAAGGAACAGGTGTTTGTGCGTATGTATTATTGGAAACTAAAATATGTTCATGTGATCCTGATACTCTTGTATTATCATATGTCATACTATTTAATTCTACTCCTATCATTGGATATCTTTTTTCTCTTTTTCTATCATTTAATCAAAGATATCATTTTTGTTTAGGCATAAATTTAATAGGAACATCTACATATTTTAATATGCTTCCTGATTCATTATATTTGGCTATTTTTATTTCATCAAAAATATTTAAAAATTTTATAATTGATTTTTTAATAGAACCGTGATAGAAAAAACTTCTTGCCATATTTTTATCCTTTAATATCCATAAATGTTAGAATCTGAATCTATAGATATATTTTCTGCTTCTTCATCTATAATATCATTATCACCAAATCCTGATAATTCTTTTGTTTCGAATCCTGGATCATTAATATCAGGAAAATCGTCTTCTGGATCAAAATTTACAATTTCTTCTTCACTATCACTCTCTTCACTATATTTATGTGGTTTTAATACAAATTCTCATACATATTTTTTACCTTGGAATATATTTTGTGTATCACTAATATTAGTTATCTCATATCTTCTATTATTTCAAAGAGTTATAATAACATCTCCTATCATTGGCATATAATCAGTTAAATATAAATCACTTATATCTCTTATAAAATTATTTTTTGGAATAAAACAATATTGTATGATATCTTCAGGAGTAAAACCAAAAACATCAATTATACTTGTTTCTTCTTCTGGAGAATAAATAATTTTTGTTTCATAACCTTCAGAAAAAGATTCATTTTGATCTTCTCCATATAAAGTATCTTCTGTATTTGTGCTTGTTCTTACAAAATATTTAATAGGAAAACCAGCAATATCTGTTAATTCACATATATGTGAATCATAAAGATCATGTTCTGGATTATCAACTAAATCAATTAATTCTCATTCTGGTGCTGTCATCTTATCCCTTTTAAAAATTTATTAAAATTTGTTTCTTTTTTCTTAATAGGAGTTAAAGTTTTTAAATCTGTTAAATTTCCATCAATATCTTCAGCTATTTTTGTTCTAGAATATAAAATCATTTAATAATCCTTAACCATAAAATATATCCATGCCTTCTCAAGTAGAATTTTTTAATTCTTCTTCTAATCTTTCTTTATCTTCTTTACCTTCACTATACATATCTGATCCATCTAATGATATAGATGCATTTCCTAATGAAGAAAAATTAGACATTTTTCTTCTTATATAACCCAATGTTATTTTAGCTAATGCTTCACAATAACCTTTAAATCATTCGTCTTCATATAAATAATCTTCTTTTCATTCTTCATGTTCATTTTGACCATCTATAGTATAACCTTCTTTAATAAAACATCTTAAAAGCATAAAAGAGCTTTCATTTATATCTGTTATTGATGGTGTAGGAGAAAGTAAAATTTTATTGTCATATGTGTTATATCTTCAAGCAAATTTAGACACATCAAATCTTTCAA